GTTATCCAATTGATTTGGATTTGTTTAAAGATGCTCTCCGAAACGGGGATCAGATAAACAAAGTTTTTAAGAAGCTATGGAAATGTACCCCGGATGATAACCGCGGCTATGTTTATCTTAGCCCAGAGGAAACAAAATCAGGGGAAATGGAAAGATGGGATGTGATTGAGTTAGATATAATCTTAGAGAATGATTCTAGTTCCATTCAAAGAATGTTTCTTGAACGTCATTACAAAAGTTTCAATCTTATTTTGAGTGACTATGAGGGCAGTTTCAGTATTGGGATCTATGATATCGATGCTACTCAGGACAGATTAGGGGGTGAAATGACTATTCGCCTCCCCGGTTCAATTGAATTAAGTGATGAAGAAACACTCTTTATTTCTCAAACCCTGCGAGATGGAAGATTTTTCACAAAAATTGATGTAATCGGGGCTGTTCTTCTCTTCATTGCTAAATGCATTGGAATAACATATGTCTGGATTGATGATGATCGGGTTGATAAATGTGAAGAAACAGTTCTTTTTATCAACCCGATCAGATATTTAGCCAACTATCAGAGTATCTATGCCAATCTTGGATTCAACAACACAAACCCAGATGAACTAGATAGAGTAATTGAAAAGTATCAAAAGAAAAAGATTCCAATTGTGGATATGGTAAATGAAGAGGAAGTTGTAAGTGAACTTACTATTGAGAGTATGGCAAAACTATATCTGGATCGTGCTTGTACATATGAAAATATTTGTGAACTACTTTCTCTCATCACGGATGAGATTAATGAAAAAATTTCAAACAAATACACTCTCAACCTTGATGAAATAGAACTGAGTTATTACAAAAATTTCTTCTAATTATTTGTTATGAATATAAATTTCCAAAATAGTTATTTTTGGAAATGAACATAGCTTTTGATTTGAAAATTTAGTGCTTAAAGTAGCGCATCGACTGACGTCTGGACGGGAAGGCATCGAACAACGGTGAAACACCCCGACGATCTTCGTGAGAGTAGACGACCTGCCCCCAGACCGCATACTGAGCATCGTGACTGTTGTCACGAGCCAGGCAGATAATCCGAGGGATCCACACCCCCTCATGCTTGATCATGACATCTGTTTGTCTGATGTGGAGGTACTTTGCACTCCCCATTCCATCCCGGCGTAGCCTGTCCCAAAAACTACGCGACTTGTCTGGGGAGTTTCTGTCGTAGCCAAAACCGACCACCCGTCCATTGTACCTATCCCGGAAGAGGAGCCTTTTCCCATTCCGATCGAATTCCGGATCGACTTTGATAATGTCAGTACAGTATTTTCCTGGAAGACCACTGGGTGTAACAAAATCAAGACGGTAGATTTTGACGAGAAGATCCTTTTGATCCCCCTTCGCCCCTGACTCCTCATCACCGCGTGTCCTCTTCGCCCCTGACTCCTCATCAACTGACTCATCGTATGTCCTCTTCGACCGCGTCTCCTCATCTCGTGAAGCACCCAGACACCACTCTCCCGAATCCTCCGGAATGGGAGAAAGTGGAAGCGACGGAGGCGGAGAAACCTCCCCGCCTTTCTGGATCCTTTCCAACTCTGCCTCGAGAACAGCAACACGTCTCAAACGGGCTTGATCATTCCGAAGTTTCTCCAGTTCAACCATGAGATAGCCAATTTGTTCTTCGCATTTACAAATGGATTTTTCACATTCACGGATCTTGTCCTTGGTTGTTGGTGGGACTTTCTCCCCTCCAGAGGTTGGATCAATGATGTATCCGAGGTCAATTGGACCCCGGGGACCTGCCAATGGAATAAATTTTCCTGAAGTTGCCATTTCTCTCAGAGAAATGTTTTTAAATTTTCAATTTTTTTCTCATGAAATAATGATACGTTTATTTTTAATATGGTAATACTTATTTCTAGGATAGGTTCCCCATAGAAATGAAAGCATCACAAATGTAATCAGGAGAGTAAGGATAAACCAGACTAAAGATATTCTGGATTTAATGGTCTGGCTGGTCCCATATTCATAATCCTCCCTTTCATCAGTGAAATAAAGTTGAGGATTCAGATAATATATCTCTAGGTCATCCCTCTCCATATCCTCCAATTTATAACCTTTTTTGAGCAAAGCGGCTCCAACATTAATATGTTTTCCACCTCGATAGATACCATTTTCATTTGAAACCCCGGTTCTTAATTTATCTGAATAGAGAATAATTCCATCCAATGTCCGGGGAAGCTGTTCAACTTTTTTGGCAATTACCTTTTCAACATCTTGATGTATTGGATGAACACCTTTCTTGACGATCAACTCTAATTCCATTTTATGAATTTGAATTTTAATTAAAGTGACTGGTGAATAAAAGATATGATTACAAGAAATCTCACCAAAAGTGAGAAAAAGAAACTTCTCACTAAGATTGAGAAACCAGTCTCGATCGAGATCGAGAGGGTTCTTGATCTAATTGAGGTTCCTTCTCAGATTAGCGATGAAGATCTTGATCAGATCAAGGAAATGATCCTGAATCATGTCAATTCAGAACTTCCGAGAAGTTTGACCAAGAAAGAAATCGAAGAGATTGTTTCGGTTCTTCCGGTTCTTCCATGCACCGTAAAAAAGATCGCTCTTCACAATAACAAGACTGTCAGGGAGAAATTTGCCAAACAGCTATCCTATCAAAAATTCCTAGTCAAGGAGGGAACTATAGATCGAATCAAAAAACAGATCTATGAGATCTTTCTCCGTACAGTTCTCCCGGCCGGGACTTCGGTGGGAAGTATCGGTGGTATGTCCGTTTCGGAGAAAATCATCCAGGCAATGCTTGACTCAATCCACTCTGGTGGTGGAAAAAACACCAAGGAAATGAGTTATAAGATGATTACAAATCTGATTGAGATTGGTATGCCATCAGATATTATGAGATACATTGTTCACTTCAAGGACAAAAATTTGACAGGTGAGGAAATAAAGGTAATTGGTGAAATGTTTCGCGGGGTAAATGTCTCCGATTTTGTCCTTGACACGGAAATTCTCCAAGTTGTCCCCAACGACGACCTCCGATATTATCGAAATTACAATACCATTCTCGCAGCGACTGATCGGAAGGGGATTGTTGAAGCTGACAAGATTAAGATTAAATTTCTCAGGATAAACCTTGACATCAACAAATGTTTTATGTATGATGTCGGTCCAAATGACATTGTTGATGTGATCAAGGCGAACACCGAAGATGAAGATTTTGAATCTACAATCAGATTCGTGGTCAGTCCTATTTCGAGAGGGTTTATTGATATTCATGGGGATAAGGAATATATGGAATATTCAATCAGTAAATTCTCAACCTTGGGAACTAGGATTGGAGAATGTGAACCTATTAAACCCGACCCTGATCAAGGAGACATGGGAAATCCAAGTGATCTTAGTTTGAACGAAATGGCCGGGATCTTTCTCAAGGTGATTCTTGAAGATTGTTTTTCCGCCATGAAGGTGAAAGGTATGAATGGTGTCACGGATGTTATTCCCTCTGATACAATTCATATGGAGAAGACTTTTTCACAAAAATATGTTTTCTCTGGTAGGGAAACCGAAAAGTTTTCATCAGAACCTTACAACATGAAACTATCTCAGATCAAAAGATTGTGGAACATCAATATCGACAAAGAATATCTTTATTTTGAAGGAATAACAATTGACAAGGTCAGGAATATGTTTGAAGTATGTGGAATTGAGATAATTGAAGATGATATGGATAAGAATTATTTCGCCGTCGTAATGATGCCAGAGAAAAGAAATGAAAAAATCTATAATGATGAGGGTGAAGTTGAATACAAATACAACAAAGTGGATGGGAAATATTACATGAAGGACAAGGAACATCCTGACAATAAGTATGGACCAAAAGAAAGAGTAAGCGATCTGAGAAATTTTGAAAAGGAAACTTTATCTAGGAAAATTGTGAGTTACCGTGACTCAAAAGATGAAGAATTTTTGGAGACTCTTCCAGACTTCTCACCCATCTACAGAGGAACTTCTTATAATTATGCCTTCATTGAGGGTGAAAAAATTAGAAGGGATCTTTTCTCAAACAAGATCATTGACAAAAGATATATTTTCCCAGAAAATACAAGGGCTGTTAAGGATCTTTTTGGAATTGAGGGGGCCAGGTTTTATCTGACCAAGAAGTATCTCTCCATTGATTTTGTAAAATCAGTTCATCCTTATAACATTAATCTTCTGATTGACTTCCAGACATTTGCAGGGACATTGATTCCGATCAAGTCCAGACAGATCTATAAGGAAGGAAATAGTATTCTTGCTGAGGCATCTTTTGAACAACAGAGCACTGTCTTCAGGAATGCCTCGGCTTTCGGAGATGAAGATGACATTACCAGTGTGGGAAGCCGTGTTATCACAGGTATTCCATGCAAGAACGGAACCGGAATTGTTGAGGTGCATTATGATTCATTCTACCTAAATGATCAGGAAAATAAGGTTGCTATTGAAGAAGAAGAAGAAGAAGATTCAAAGATGTTTAACGATGATGTCCTGGGTCCCTGTCTCAGTGCCGGAACATATGTTCTTCCAAAGGATGACCTGGATGCAGAAAGTGTTGATGATCCACCGACCTTGATCGAACAAGACAAGAAACCTCTACTCACGACTAAGGAGGAAGTTCCTAGTCCACCAAGGACTAGGGCACCAAGAAGGTTGACAGAAAGAGAAAGACGTAGCACAACTATCTTCAAAGGGAATAGGGTTAATATTGATGCTCTAGAAGATATTATGGATGAACCAGAGTTCGATGAAGATGAATTTATCTTTGACATCTAAAACATGTTGATTGAGAAGAGGGCATTTGTCTGTTGTGAATAATTTCTTTTAAACTCTTAAAAGAAATGCCACGTTCACCTACGAATAAGAAAAAAAACACTTCATCGAGGAAGAAGAAAAAAGAGGTAATTAAACTTCCCGGGGATTGTGAAAAACTAGCCCCCAGTGCATGTACCGGAAGGGGGACCAAGGACAAGGATGGAATTCCACTTTGCAAAATTAAGTATAGTAAGTTGGGATTCAAAAATAAGTGCGTTGAGAATGATGAATATGAACTGGAAAAGTTTATTTTAAGTCAAGGTTTTGAGGAATTCACCCGGATCAGCGAAGAGAATACAGAAGAGGAACTTCGGAAAAGAGATGAAATTTGTAAGAATCTTGACACCTCGGCTTGTGGAACTAAACTGGGGAGAAAGTTAGGTTGTAAGGTTAAGAAACGTCTCTTGACACCCGATTCCTGCCATCTTGATCCAAAGTTAATCTCATTTATGAAACGGAGAGAGTTGTTATGTGAGCGTGAAGACTGTAATGAGTTGAAAAAGAAAGGTATTATTTGTAAAAAATGTACCGATGAGTTGAATGAAACTATTCAGGAATACGATGGTTTGTTTGATATCCTGGCCAGAAAAAACAATCCCCCTCCTGACGATGTGAAAAGATTTTTTGATCTAGCCGATGATTTGAAGCATGATTGGTATCCATATTTTGTGACAGGCCAAAGGGAACTTCTTGATACAATAGAGAGAAAAAGAATGAGAATTGAAGAGATTCATGGCGGTGCTAGGTGTCAGGCATACAATATTACTGGATGTCTGGGTAAGGGAGATAATGCTCGCCAGTGCAAATGTAAAGGTATCAGGAGTAAAGAGGGTTTGTTCTGTGGAACTCATCGGAGATGTTACACAGATCGGGTTGAGAAATTTAACCAATTTCGAGATAAATTTGACGAATTATGTCGAAGAGAGGAATTATGTTCTGGACTAGTGAGAAAGATGAGAGAGTTATATGAAATGATTAAGTATACTACTTATGGTGAGGCATCAAAAAAGAAGGTGGAAGTAGACGACATCATTCAATATGCCGAAGAGTATATGAAATATATGTGATCTAAAAAGAAGGTGGAAGTAGACGGCATCATTCAATATGCCGAAGAGTATATGTGATCTAAAAAGAAGGTGGAAGTAGACGGCATCATTCAATATGCCGAAGAGTATATGTGATCTAAAAAGAAGGTGGAAGTAGACGGCATCATTCAATATGCCGAAGAGTATATGTGA